GCGTGGCCTAGTGGCTGTTGGTCCAGGTTCTGGAGACGCAACTTTGTCAGAAAACTTGGAGCGTATTTATGTTGCGTTCCGTGCACTCTCAATTGAGAACAGCAAGTTCTCCAGGGTTGACTCGGCAAAACCTGTATTTAGGTTTACCTGCATGCCCTGCTTGTAAAGCTTAGCAACGTCGAGAAGCTGGTCGACCTGTACCTCACCAAAGTCTGGCTGGAATACAACTTCCAAACCATTCATTGTGTATCCAACGTTGCGGAAGTCTGTATCAGACTCCAAAGTGTCCTTGTAGGACTCTCCGTCAACGTAGGTAGGCAGGTCACTGTCTGTAAGCTCTGAAGCTCCAGCAGTTGGCTCGTAAGCAAAAAGTGCTGCTGCACCAACAATGATGTTAGCACTTGAACCACGTGTATATGCCATTATTTCACCTCTTTTTCTATAGAATAAATAGGCGTGTTTCCTCAGTTTTATTATAGCACTGTTTTTGTAATTATTTACAGCTATGACTTGATGCTATGGTAGTCGTAATCTATAATAATTTTGTTGCCCGCAAAGGTTCTAGAGGAACCGAAATCAACAATATCTCTTGCTTCTTCTAGGTGATAAATCCTAAAACTGTGAAAATGAAATTTTGGCTCAAAGGTGTATGATTTTGTTACCCCGTCAGAAACTTCTTTTACGGTTATGCCGCCCTTTTCAATTGCCCATTTGTTTAAATCTTCTGCAGACTCGTCTTCATTGTCCAGAAGGTTTAAGACACCTTCTTGAATCTTAATCATATTTAATTTATCATTAATACCATTGGCATAAAAGTAATAAAGCACCTGTTCACATTTAATATGAGGAAAAGCTCTTTTTCTTCTTCTAAACATACGGTCATATACGGCAATTGCTTCTTGTCCATTATTAACAAATTGCTCAGTTAAAACATCTATTGTAGAAGGTCCCGTGGGGAAAAACGGTATAGCCTGCCCTCCTGACGTAGTAAAAATATTTCCATTTTCATCCGTAGGTGCAAAAACTTCTTGACTTAGCTTTTCTTTAAGATATTCATTAATCCAAAGAATTGGAGTGTTTAGTGGCTGTGTCATTACTTACCTATTCTTGTATTAGCGATCCATCGGTATCCTGTTTGATACCCTGTTGAGCTACCGCCCTTACTTCCAGCTTTAAGATTCTTTTTAAAAGTAACTGGATTTTCAAGCACGTCCATTATACCACTTGAACGCAAAAAGGCCTGAGAAAAATAAGATGAGAAAAACGTATCAAACACATTTTCAAACTCTCCCTTTGTATTTCCTCCAGGATTATCTACGGTTACTGGCTTTTTCGTATAAACCTTTTGCCCGCTCTCATCTTCAAACACCAGAACGTCTGAGGATTTAGGCCTAATTACTACTGGCAGACCCTCTTCCATAATTCTTGTTTTATCATAAAAGGGAACGTTGGAACCATTGGCTATGCTAGTGGATTGAGAAAAGGTTGATTTAAACGATAGGCCCAAGTTACTCACTGTATAATCTATGTCAAAGAGTCTAGCTTCTGGGCTACCTGTCTCATACCACTCGTAAATGTGGTGAAGAGCTCTTGGGTTTGCTCTAGCGTTAGAATCTATATACTGTTTTAGCAATTCAATGGTTTCTGCTGCTAATGCATGAAATAATTGAGTTTTCCCTGCTTGAGCACCCTCTAAAAATCCAGTAGCATATTTTACGATATTATTCATATCTCTTGCGAACTGTCCATCATCAAACCTTACGCTAAGCATTTTATACTTCCGCTGACTGGTTTTCTGATTTACGCAAAACCACTTTATAAAAATCAATTCCGCCAAAAGGTCCTACATGTGGTTGCTGAGTTGCTACCTCGAAGATTGTTGACTTTCCAGACCTGGCACCTGCAGTTTCAGTATAAAGCTCGTTACATGCACTATCACGAATATTTGTAACAATAATATTTGTCAAGGCATTTGGATCATTCCTGGTAGATATTCTGATGTCTCCTTTTACCCTACCGACCAAAAGAGTGTCCTGAGTAATTAAGATCTCTGGCTTAATTTCTTCTTTTGAGCTTGAGCCAGCAGGAACAAACTGACATGTAACTGTCTTATCGAAGATCCACTGCCTTATTACATTTCCATAAGGACCGACCTCTGTTATGGGGTAATATACCTCTGCACTCATGGGAAATAGGTAATCATTGGTGTTACAATCCACTACAAAACTCCTAGAGTTCTTATACCCTTTGCATATTTAGACAGTATTTTGTCAACAACTATATTTCCAGTACCTTCAAAAGTTCTGTCATCAAATTTAATCTTAAATTGATCATTGTCATATTGAGTTACATATCTCTTAAAATAATCAAGTTTGCCACATGCAATATCATCCATTAATAGCTCTGTTGCCTTTTGAATGTCTGAAGGCACATTACGATACCCCTCTTCAAATATGATTGTATAGTCAAAGGTTTTCGGAAATCCTTTAAATTCATACTTTACGTCTAGCCAGTCAGATGCTGCCGCTGGTAATTGAACAGCAGCTCCCTCTAGCCTATTAGTAATGCCCACTGCTGTTTCAGTTATTGCGGTTTTGTCTTTGGTGATTTCAAATGCTCTATCATAATCTTCGGGACTAGAAATATCATAAATTAATACATTGTTTTCGTACACCCTTAGAATTTTTTTAGCATTAGACCAAAGTGGCAGATAATCTGCTCCAAGACCAGATGTTTGGAGCACGTGTTTTTTGTAGTAAAAACCTTGAGTAATAATTGAGTCAATCACAGCCCTAGCTAGTTCTTCGTTTTTACGATATGTAGCTATATCTGCTGCAGCCTCAGCTTGAGTGTTTGGATCTAAGTATGGCCTTACAACCTCTACCTCGGCCTCTTCTCCGTCAATTTCAATTAAATAGCTTGTGTCAAATTCTGCGGAAAGTGGTATTTCAACCTGAGAGTCTGCGTTAGAAGTAGCAGACAACTCTAAGACAGAGCTATCTGATAAATCAGTTATCCTATAGTCGTATTCTGTAGAAGCTGCAGAAACTTCTAAAACTACAGATAAGTCATAGGGTGAGACTCTCAGGATTTGCATCTATTTACTCTTTTCCAAATTCTTTGGCTACCTCTTCAGGAGTGGCCAGTCGGCAGTGACTTCTAGTAAGCCATTTTTCTGCCTGTGCTTGTGTAACAATATTATATCCCCTATATACCTTGCCAACTGATGTCCAGCTAACATTGCGTTCGGAATATATAGCTACCTTGTCTTCTTTTTTCTTTGCAGAAGATTTGCCGTTACTTGAAGCAACCCTTTTAGGTTCGATTTTTTTAGTCTCTACCCCAATTGCTCCGTTGACGGTCTGCCCAATAACTTCTTTTTCTGTTTTAGGTGTTTTTCTTTTTGCAGCAGCTGTTATTAAGTTGTCTTCTTGTTCTGTTTTTTCTGTGCCAGTAGATTTTGTGGTCTTAGACTTTGTATTCTTAGTCTTTTTTGCTGTATTACTATTCTTATATTTTTGTGCCATTTCTTCAGTAATTACAGGCTCTCCGTCTGCTAACTTTGCTGGCTCTATGTTTTCTGTCATATTTCCTCCTTATTAAATTATATCAGATATGTAGAAAGGGGCAGGGCGTATATGCCCTGCCCCTCTCAAACATTAGATAAGGAATTAGCTGTCAGCAGCTGCGTCAGCGTATGCTACTGCATCCTCTTCCTCCCACTGAATACCGAAGCGAACGAATACAGTGTATTCGATTGTGTCCTTCTTGGGCACATACTCACGGTTTACAGTGATGTCACGCTGGAATCCCCAAATACGGTTGCTTGGGAATGTTAGGTCAACGTAACCTGATGGGTAGTATGGAACCTCCATTACGTCAATGCCTAGAACACGGGTTGTGCGGGTTGCACCAAAGGTCTGGCCCACTCCGTCTAGGTACTGCTGGCGGTTCTGCTCTGTTCCACCTGGGGTACCAGCAAATGCTTCAGCAATAGCGTCAGCAAGGGTACCATTGTTTTTTACGATGCCCTGGAATGCGTCTGTTCCAGCGTAAAACTTTAGGTTGTTCTTTAGAGCACGGTACTTACGTGGCATTGCAAGAATAATGTCTTGCATTACCTCTGGAGTCCATGCATCATCGGTAACTGTAACAACAGATTCGTGTGCACTACTTCCAGATCCTGTAACACGAGGAACGAATCCCTCCATGATGCCTAGGAAGTCACCGTCATTTGTGTCACCTGTACCGTTAATGGCCAGGTCTTCGATGTCATTAGCAAATGCGTTTGTCATCAAGCGTACTAGGTGGTCTTCCAGTGCTGCACCCTCGATGTTGTCCTCAAGTGCTTCTGCTGATACCTCCCAGTCCAAACGGATCTTTTTAGTAGTCAGCTCAACTTTTGTGAACTGTGCCCCTGCATTTGTATATGCAGCGTCACCTTGATTGGCTGCACGAATAACACGCTCACCAACATTTACTTTTTCAAGCTCCATGGTGTTTGCACGCATGGTAACTCTACGACCATCCTTGGCGAGAACAGTTCCGTCCCAAACATAGTCGATAAATCGACGTGCCTGCTCTGGACGGAGAATTCCGCTGCCAGCATCACCCGAAGGATTTACGGCATTAGGACCAGATGTAACGCCAAACTCGGCGGTAGGGATGTTACCAAGTGTATCAGCACCTGGGTCACTTACTCCGCCAATTCCTCCAGACGCAAATGAACCTTCAGCGTTAACCTCGTTAGCACCTGCTCCTGGATAGTTTTTCTTAATCTCTTCCGACATTTTTCACCTCCTAAGTGATTTTTTCTTAATTAAATAAGTCGGCAGTTTTGAGGAAACGACCGCCCCATAGGGATTGTTCAGACTTTTCCATCCGAACTTCCTGAACGATCTCGCCAAGATCGCCAGATTTACGGAAAGCGGTATCAGCTTCTACTGCGTCAACCCTCTTTCCAAACTCATTAAAAGACTCCTGAGCATTTGCAACATCTTTTTTCACAGAATCAATCTGCTCATTTAGGCTATCTGTTGCACTGCCAAGTGACTTCTTCAACTCTGCAATTTCCTCATTAAGGGATTTCACAACAGTTGACAGATCGCTAAAGGCTGTGGCGAGGCTGTCTTTAATATCTGCTACCTGTGCAGCAACCTCATCTGACTTAGATACCTCTGACTCGTCCTCAGACTTTTCAACGGCGGTCTCGGCTTCGGAAACAGTCTCTGACTTTTCCTTCTCCTTGTAGCCCTTCATCTCTTCGTCTTCACCTTCGCCATTTTCCATTTTTTCCTCATCCTCGTTCATAGACTTTTCTTTTTCGTCCATGCCCTCGGCCTTTTCTGTGGTCTCAATGGTGGCATCTGCCTCTGGAGCGACCTCTTCTGATTTTTCTACAACGGTCTCTTCAACCATTGCTTCTGTGTTTTCAGTCATAGGACTTACCTCCTTGTTAATCTTAGTGTCAATGCCTTTAGCACTATCAACTAAGAATTTTATCATTTCTGTTTTTTCGTCATCTGATTTTTCAACGAAACCGATATTTTCCATCTGCTTGCCAGTAGATGGGCTAACCTCAGAGTCTTTTTCAGAAAGCATTACGATGCCCGACTCTTTGTCCCAAAATACATTTTCAATAACTGTCTCTGCTACCTCGCCAGTGATGACGGTATTTCCATCAGCATTTTTCTCAATAGCCATAATGCTTGCGAACTGATTAGCGGGATTGTCCACCAGAGACAGCTCAACCAGATCGTAATCTTTAATAATTCTAATTTGGGAATCTGCTTTTTCGTCATAGGCATCATCCCAGTTCTTCATTTTTCCACCGATAGAAAAGCCAGAAAGGGTGCCGTCTAAAACCTTTTCCCAGGTGTCTTGTGCACCCTTTGAAACATATGCAGATACATATACTCCAGAATAAAACTTCTTTGTTTCTGAGTCAAAGTATTTGTCTTCTTTAAAATCTACCATTTTGCCTACAGCGAGTGGTTGGTGCATCTCTCGAATATTACCCCGAAACCTTGAGAAGGCTTGCATGCTGGCTTCAGCAGTAACGACATCCTGCTGTTTGTCTAAATTATCGAGTGTAGCAAATCCTGAGACGATACGTCTCTCCATGTCTACTTTTGAAAATGGAACTGCAAAACGAAGATTGTCTCCGTCAGTAGCCCATTTGGCTTTTGCTATAGTCATACACTATAATTATATACACCGTTTTTGTAAAAAGTTACAGTTTTGTAACTTTTACTCAGATGACCTACCTTCACCCTGAGCATTTCGCCCATTGATTGTAGCATTTCCATCTGACTGGTTGTTCGACCTTTCTGCATCTCTCTGTCTATTTCCATTCGCCCTTATATCTGCCGCCTGCCTTGCCCCCATAATAAATGGATCGTCACCATCTGTTCTTTGAGGTAGGCCCAGAGCTTGTCGTGCTTCGTTAGGAACCATAATCTGATTCTTTACGTAACGCTCCAAGATTTGAGACTGAGCAATTTCATCTGTAAGGGTTAGTTCTTTAAACTTAAATTCTAGAATGTCTGTCTTTTCTCTGATAATCTTGTTAATTATCTTTTCAATGTTTTTCTGAGCTGGTCTAGCTACTTGCTCTTTAAATGTCCTATCTTGTGCCAATGCTGATGCGATGTTTGATGCATCACTACCGCCGATTTTTGACAATGGGACCTGGTGAGCAATTAGAATATCATCACGGTTTTGTTTACGATATTCTTTAAAAGATGCCTCTTGAACGCCGCTTTCAATTGGCTCCATCTTAAACTCAACTTTGTTGTTTTCTGTGTCGCCAGGAAGTGGGATGTAGAGAGTTCTGTGTGACTGTCCCTTTAAGCTTGTCTGCAAAAATCTAAATAGTTTATCTTCTGCATCTTCTGTTAGCTTTGCACCCTTTACGGTAACTACGTATCTTGGTACCGCCTTATTTCCAAAATAGTCAATGTTGTATTGTGAAGCCAGCTGGTCTCCCTGCAAAGATGTGATAGCAGACATAATGTCTGGAATACCATAAAATGTGTTTAGAGGTGAGTATTCTTTATAGTGAATAATTTCATTTGGACGTGGGTCAGTTGTTACGGGATTTTGGTTTGATGCACCAAAATTACGGAAGTAAACAACTTTGTTTCCAATAATCTGCACGAAGCCATCTCGTTTTCTTCTAACACGCATAGTGGTAGAGGGGATGTGCCCGACATAACCTATTTCGCCAGTGGTTGTTCTTCCAACTTCAAGGTATCCGTTACCAGTTGCCTGGACATCAGTATAGAATTTCATCATTGTGCTTGTAAATGAATCGTCATCATTCAAGCTTTCCATCCAAGAACGTAGCTCAATTCTTGCTCTTTCAATTCTATTACGGGCTCTAGACTGTTGATCTTCATTCATTACCGTCTCAAGACGCAACATGGTACTCTCTGATGTCTCAAAGTCATACCCAAGCCCTACGATGTTTTCTACCTTTGCATCAATAGCTGCGTGGTTAGCAAAGGATGTGTCGTAAAAGTTAGCCAGTTCGTATAGATTCCAGGGAGGTGTGATTACGTCAAAC